AATCTATATCAGTTCCAGAAGCATCGAAACTAATAGATGAAAGGTTTAATGGGAAGCACTCAAAGAATTTAAAATTCATTTGGGCGTTCATATTACTGGTCAGCACAGTAAGAACTGCATCAGTTTTCAGTTCCATATTTTCTTTTAGAATTTGTCTTTTCTTTGCAAGTTCTGGGGTTGGATATCCAAGCGCTGTAATCCAATCATATATGGATAACCAGTTTTTCATATTCTCATCAATTATAAACCGAATAGTCAATTCTTCATACGATACAGTATCGCCAGGTTCTTCTATATCTTTGTATGGTAATGCTATCGGTAATGTGGATATTGAAATGCCAGGAATGTTAGCAGATTGACAAAAATATGTAACTTCTGGAAAATTAGCAAGGGAAAACTTAAAACCTACTGGAGATAAATAACTCAGATTGGCTGGAAGATTCTGGAGTGCTGACATAAAATATCCTTTCTAGTATATTTAGTAAGGATAGAAAACAAAAAAGGGGAGAACAGTTTCCCGCTCCCCCCTTTGATAAAAACACAAAAAGTGTTTCTCTTACATCAAATTGTCAACTCTGACAACTCTGTAGTAAGAATTTCTACCAGTTGCAATTGCACCAGTATAAACGCTATTAGTCAAATCACTGAATGGATTTGCAACCATACCATAACGGGTCTTGAAACCAATCTTAGGTTGGAAGGAATTCTCACCAACCGCACGAACCATTTGCAATGGAACGTAAGGGCAGTAGAACAGACCAGCATCATAAGCACTGGAACCTTTGTATCCAACAACAAAGAAATTTGTTGCAGATGCACTGAAATAAGGATCAATGTACACTTTATAACGTCCATTGAGTGTTCCAACAAAAGTACCACCCGTATCATCAATTCCTCCGGCGTCAAGTACACCAGCCATAGCAAGTGCAGAAGCAACGTCCGAAGATGTGATGATAATGTTACCCTTACCGCGCCGTGTTGCTTTTGCTACTGCATTAGCTTCACGCTCGATTTGGAACATCAGTCCTTTGAATTTCTCAACCGACCACCGACCGTTAGAGTCTGTGTCAAGGTCGAAAACACCAGCAGTTGTGGTGTTATGAGCTGCACCGTGTGCTGCACTGAAATAAATTGTGCGAATAACTTCACGGTTAATCTCAGCCAAAATCTCTGCAGAGATGATATTGGCCAGTTCTGTTTCAGCATCCAAACCGTGAACGGCTTTAAGATCCTGTGCTAATTCCATTGTGTACTCACCCTTGAGTGCACGTGTCTTAGCTGTAACAGTAACTTTGTCAATGGTGAATGCCATTTGCTGGAAATCTTGAGCAGCGGTTCCGTCTGTGGCTGTAATACCATAAAGTTCAGAAGTGGCCGTTGTTTGACCAACACCGTTAAGTGCAAGAGCAGGTGATCCACCTTGTGCTCCAGCAACACCAGCTGTTCCACTAGATGTCATATCACTTCCAGCATCACCGGAATGTGGTGTATCTGGTTCTGCGTTACTACCGGCAGCATCAGCACCACCTTGTGTATCATATTTTGCTCTCATTGCAAAAATGAGTCCAGTTGGGCCCGTCATTGGTTGAACACCACAAATATCATAAGCCATAAGATTAGGCATTGCATATCGAATCATGGAAATCATGACAGGATCTGCATACGCAATATTTGCGGAAGCACTTGAGCCAGTACTTGTTACGTTAGCTGGAGCCTCGGACAATAACCCTTGTCCTTGTTGACCAGCTTCCTGCATTGCAATTTCTTGATTTTCCAGAAGAACGGCGGTAACCGCTTTTCTGTAGGGGTCTTTAATCTTAGGCATATCTTCATGCTCTAAGACAGGGCCCCACTTCTTTTGAAGTCCTTCAGCTAAATACATTTTTTAATCTCCTAATGTAATTATTGTTAAAAATTAATAAATCAACTATTATGTCGTTTCATGTGTTTAGTATAAAAATCCATAGATGGATCAACTTTTTCAACCTCGTTATCAGTTTCAGTATTTTCAACATCTTCTGTTAGAGATTGAGCGGTTTCAGTGGTTTTCGGAAAATAATTTTCCTTGATGACTTCAAGCTTTTCTTTGTATTGCTTGGAATCTTCATAGTCTACACCTTCTGATAATTTTTCAAGCTTTTCTTTCTCTGTATCAGCTAAGTCCTCAGAAACCTCTCGCAAAGTTTCTTCTTTCTGGAACTGAGAAAGCACTTTTTTAATTTCTACATTATGATTTACTGTCTCGTCCAATTGTTTTTCAAGCTCTTCGACTTTCTCAAACAGATCGTCAACTAGGTCAACTTTCTCTTCTGGGATGTCGATGTAATGCTCTTGGAAGAGGTTTTTGAGTCCAGTCATGAAGTCTTCAACTAGCTCGGAACGAATTCCTTTTTCTACTGCCAGTTCATTTTCCTTGACCCACTCTTCAACAACATAATTCAAATAGCTATCAACTTTTTCAGTCACGGCTACTTTATGTTCCTCTTTAGCTTCATTGAGTGATTTATGGTAATCATCCTCAAAAGTTTCGATTCTTTCATTTACTGCCGAAATGACCTTAGCAGAAACTGCAGCTTCAAAAATAGTTGAAGCTTTGGATTTGAACTCTTCAGAAAGGTCTTCACCACTTAAAATGGCATCAATGTCTTCTTTGACATCTATTGTTAGGTCTTCCTTTTTGAGTTTCTTGGATTCAAAAGGTGCAGCTTTTTCTTTTTCTTCATCATCGGACTCTTCCTCTTCGTCTTCTTCGACAAGAGTAGAACCTAAGATTTTCGCAAAAGAATCAGAAAGTTCAGCTTTCTTCATGGAATTGAGAGAATCATAGATAGCCTTTACCATTCCCGCTTTAGTTTTGGGAACCGTATAAGCTTCTTCTACTTCTTCTTCATCCTCTTCGTCATCTCCGTTTTCTTCTTTCACTTCTTCTTCATCTTCCACTTCTTCTTCATCGTCTTCTTCTTTAATTTTTCTGCCCGAAGACTTCACAGCAGCTAGCTTCGCTTCTTCCAGTGCTTCTTCAGACTGTTGTTCCAATATTTCTTCAGACATTTAAAATCTCCTGTTTGGTTAAGTAAATCATACTAGTATTATTTATAAAAATATAAACTTTACAATTTGATAATAAAATCTTCAAATGCATTGACGAGCGTCTGTTCTCTGTCTTTTCTTGAAGATTTCTCTATTTTAGTCTTAATTTCTTGGATTTCTTGTTCTCTAAGAAGCCCATTATCCCAAATCCACTCTTTACCTTCCATGATTCCATGAACAAATGCATCGGGAGCCGAAGGATCAGCAACTATATCAGCAGCAGTAGCGAGATAAAAATCGTCCTGTACCTCTTGAATACCGTCCTTTGCGGGTTTCAACGAACCCATTCCTCTTGACGAGACACCCAACCGGGCACCTTCATCAATTAAATTCTTTACTATTTTACCGTATGGAGTGTCCAGAATCTTGGCTCTCCCCATAAAATTACTATCAACCTCTTGTAGTTCTTCAATCATGTGCGAAACCCGCTCAAGGTTGACCGTTGGGCCGTCCGGATGTCCCAGTTCTCCAAAAGCTCTCTTGGTATTGATGAAATTTTCAGTATACCGTTTTGCTTCTTTTTGAAGAATAGCTTTAGGATAAATTCTGCCATTCCGATTTTTAGTATCTGACTGCAGAAATACACCTTCAATAAAATAGTTCTTACTCCCATCCTTTTTAGCTTCAGTAAGAAACTCTACGTTGCTAGCCTCTTCACTAATTAATCTCATTGCTTTCTCCTAGTCTTCATCGTGGATTACACTGGTTGAACCTTTGCCCATTCGGGTTTTATAGGCATCTTTCATTTTTGCTCTAACTTGTGGCCTAAGTCTTTTGTACCACTTTGCTCCTGACGTTTTTATTTTTTTATCTGCCTTTTTCTCAATACTCTGTTTCATCCCAGCTGATGCACCTTTGTAGATACCCTGTTTATCAACTATTGCTATCGCTTTTTGTCTCACAGCTCTCTTTATAGCATTATTTATTTTTTCTGGATTAGGCGGTTTCTTCATTGCAAGAGCTCTTTTTCTGGCAATAAGTTTACCCTTAACTTTCATTGTTCGGCCCCGCTTGAGTCTTTGACTCATTGTCAGAGCCTCAACGAGCTCTTTAAATGTTTTCATTTTATTTAATTCGTTTAGTTTGTCTATCACCAGAAAGAGTTTTGCCTTGAGCTGCCATACGATCTCTCTTCTTTGTTACACCAGAAGAGTCGTCCTTCTTCTTTCTTTTCTTACGTGCCATTTTTATTTTTATTTTATTCTTTTTATAATCTTTTTTGTCTTCTCTTCGCCTCTTCTTAGCATCAGCACCTTTATCCATCCTTTTTTTCACTGCTGTAAATTCCATAATTTCTTCCATAAATTCGCTAAATGTTTTCATCTTAGCCCTTGTAGTTAAAGCCTAATGCACCATTACCTTCATAGTTAGGAGTATTATAGCCTGATAATTTTTTGATGGTTGCTTGTACAGAAAGACTGTCATCACCAGCAGCTCCATGAGTTGCAATCTGAATATCTCCAAATGTAACAGCTGCTCCAGCGGCCGTACCTTTAGTTACAGGAATAAAATG